AGTATTATTATATGATGGTTCAGCAAAATATGAAACTATTAGGGTTGGGGATTATCATTATACAATAAGTGCAATAGCCGCCCCTGCTTATAGTGGTGGTTCTTTATCACAATTAGTTACTATTGATAAATATAGAAAATTTGATTCAGCAACATATTCAAGTGCCAGTGCAACTTTACAAGAAACTATTTCAGATGGAACAGCATATAGAAGAACTTGGTCTAAGATAACAGAAACTTTAATTGTAGATTTTTCAATAGATACAGAAGTTGACCACAGTAGTATACCAACAAGGTCAGGTGTAGCGGCGGCTACTTCTTTAAATTATAATGGGACAGCATTATCTGCGTTTAGTGACGCTAGACTTTATGATTTAGAGATGATTTTATTAGGTGATAATAATTTTGCAGGGCTTAGGTTAAATCTAAAATATGGGGATAAAATTAACAAATATGTTAAATTACAATCTGCGACCCAACAAATGTATCAAGAATTAGGAGTAACAACTTGGTCGGGGAGTGGGTTGATTGCTCCAAATCTTTTAGATTATTTTACAGGTAATTTTGTAGTTGAAAGAACTATCTTCAAAGGTAGTGTTGAAATGATTAAAGAATACATTGAAGATTACCAATACATTTTCCAAATAACAGGTAGAAATGATATTTCTAAATTATTGGGGCCAATTGTAAATAAAGATTATACCTTTTCAAAAGATTATGTATATACTACATTAAGCCCACCGTTTGATGTTACTACTACTAGCACTACTAATAGTGCAGCAATTAAAAGAGGAGATAGGAGTTTTGATTTATCAGGAACAGGTCATGGTTTAGCAGCAGGGGATTTTGTTTTCTATTATGATGCAACTGAAAATCCGGCAGGGCCACATTTTATGGGTAGAGTGATTACAGTTTCAAGTGCAACTATCACTTTAGAAGAAGGTTGCCCTACTTATGTTCCTGCGGGAAAAACAATTTATTATCAAGACCATCACTATATTTCATTAGGTAAAGCAATACAAGCAAGTAATGAAATGGCAAATTCTCCAACTTCTTTAACTGGTGCTTCAGATAAAGGTTTAATTTTTGAAAGTGGTAATAAACTTACTTTTAGTGTATCTTCTAGTGAATTTACTAGTGCAGAAGGAACGGCTCTAGCAGGTGCTTCCGCTAATTCAGATTTAAGGTCTAGAGGATATTATGTCTATCAACCAAAAGGTATAGATGGTGGTAATGATAAATCTTGGATGACTTTGTTAGCAGATGAAAGTGCATCTACTATTACCCCATTAGAAAATTTCCATACTGTTAACTCACTTACAGATTATGCAGTTGTTGGAATAGAAAGCGGTGAGGGTGAAGCATTAGTTGAATTAGCCCCTATTTGCCCTGCTGTTTTAGCAAGGGTTCATGAAAACCCTAAACATACTGTTTTTGAATCTTTTACAGCACATAATTGTCAAACTGCGGCGGCATATAGTATAGGGCATACTGGTGCAGTTACTGTAGATACTGCTCTAAGTGATGGTGCTAGTCCTATGAATATGGCATGGGAAGGAGGGTCATTTTATATTAAAAATAGTGATGGCACTTATTCCTTTGTTGGTAAAGTATATCAAATAAGAAACGAATACAATTCTGCCAGTGCCACTAATTATGGTTATGGTGCTAACTATGGTAAATGGAATATTTTATTTGAAGAAGCCTTACCTATTGCTTTAGCAGATAATACTGTTTTATATTATTCTAATAGAGAAAATCATGGTTTGTATTTTCTAAATACACAAGGATTACCTCAAGGTGGTTTATTACAAGTTGTTAATCCTGTATTATCTTATGCTAAAAATCCTATAATGTTAACTAATTTTATTGGTGCAGGTGATTCAGATATTGCAGGTTCAGGCGTTAGTTTATATGATAACATTAGATTTTTTGGGGCTCCATTTTATCGTTATTCAGATTTACAAAAAGGAACAATGGGAGGATTAAAGTTTTCACCAATAAATGTAGTTGATGGAAATCATGATTTTTATAATATACATAGAGGGCATGTATCTGGATATGCCCCATCTTACAAAACATCAATAGGTAGTTTTGGTACAGTAGATGACCCTATTAGTTTTGGCACAGATAATGGGCCATTTGCTAAAGGGGCAGGTACAGTAAGCATAACTAAAGGTAGTGCCACTGTTACTGGTAGTGGTACTAATTTTGATGGTGGGATATTTGTAGTAAATGATTTTTGTAAAATAGGTAATCATATTTATCAAATTGAAACTATCACTAATGATACTACTATGGTTTTATATTCTTTAGCATTAGAAACTTTTAGTGGGGTTAATATTTATGAAGTGTCTCAATCAGATGGTGACTTTAGGTTAACTCAAGGCCCACCCGAAACAAGAGGAATATACCCTGCCGCCGGAAGTAATTTTGGGGATATGCAACATTATTCAAGTGCTGTAGAAGATAAATTAATGTTACCTAGTTTTAATAGATACGCTAAATATTCTTATAATTTAGATTCAGATGGTACAGAGGGAGAAGATAATGATAAAGGGCATGGTTGGATAAATTATAGTGATTATTCAACTGATATGTCTGATGAAGTTGATGGGTCAACGGAAGACCCTTCACATATTGACGGTTGGAGAGATAATGTATTATCCGTTGTTAAATCTAATCTAAATAAAAAAGACCCTAAAATGTTAAGGTGGTTTATTTTCTCACCCTCTGATGTTTATCCTGATAGTATGAATAGGTCTAACCACATAGGGTTTTCAGAAAAAGAATTTAAAGATTATACTTTAATTTTAAAAGATGCAGGTAGTACTAGGCAATCTAATGTTTTACATCAGGATTTTGAAGGTAGTTTACCTCATGTTGAAAGAACTGATGAGTCATTTGAATATTTACCTATTAATGATGCTTCTATTAAAACTAATGAAATGAAAAGATTTGGCTTAATGAGATTGAGAGAATTAACTTTTGATTGGCATTTTAACCCAGTGGACCCTGAATTACCACCTAAAGACCATTCTCAATCAGGGTTTGTTTATAGTAGATGGATGAGTTTAAGAAAAACCTCTGAAATGGCTAAAAATTCTCAAGGAACAAGTATGACTTATGGGCATGATGTAGAAATTGCCACTGATAGTTATGGTGGTGTAGGATTAAAAACCATAACTTTTGAAACCACCCCTACAAATGCGGGTACTGCGGGTTCAGGGGGTACTGTTTCTAAACCTAACAGTATTGATAATAGTAGTACTAGCACTAGTGATTTGATATTTGTCGCTAATGATTTATTATTTGCAGATGATGGTTCTTTTATTGGTAAAGTTGCTTCATCTGATGCCACAAGTGTTACTTTGGCTAGAGCCCCCTTCAAACCTTTTGGTAGTGAAACACTATATTATGGGCCAGTATATACAAATAGTTGGTTACAAAGTTCTAGTGAGCCTAAAAAATCAACCCAAAGATATGTTGCATATGGTACAGATACAGGAGACACTTTTGTAAATAAAGGTAAAGCAATAGTTAACACTAAGGGTGCAATTATTAATGGTGTTTATCCTTTAGCACTGGGAACCTCTACTGCTGAAATTGCAGCGGCTGATTTCCCTAGTTGGCAAACACATTATGATTCTGCATTAGGTGGATATACCGCAACTAGCATACCATCTTTCGGTTATAGAGATTATTCAGTTTATACTACAGTTACTTCAACTGTTGCTGTTAGTAGTGTAGGTACTTCTAATAATGTTATCACTTTAACATTTGCATCTTCTGCTCATGGTATATCTGTTGGTGATGTAATTCATGTAAGTGGCACAACAGTTAGTAGTGGTAGTGGTAGTGCTAATGGTGTTTATATTGTTGGTGAAGTTGATGGTGCTGATGTTAAATATACTGTTGCTGATGGTACTAATGTAACCGCAGGAACTCCTGTTGTTAAACAACTTACATTAAGTGTTTTAGGTTTACCAATTTCATTTACTAATGGGGATGGGACTGTTAGTTACCATTGGCATCCTGTATCTGATAAAGGGGATATATTAAAAAATGGAGGAACTACTGTTGCCCAAGATACAGGTCATGTTGCATTAAACCCTTCAAGAGTTTTAGAATCTTTAAGTAGGGGCGACCAAATTTATCGTGGTTGTAAAATGGTAGTATTAGATAATTACTCTATTGAATATGCAGGAGTAGAACATACTGGTGCAGGGGCTACTACTGATGTAAGTGATTTAATAGTATTAAATACTGATTTAGGAAGTAAAGAACAAACTAGATATTTCCTTAGTTTACAAAATAGGAAATATAAAGATAGTGATGAATTAGCATTAACTTTTAATGATTTTAAATTTGCAAGTAAAGATGCTGATGATATAGATAAAATTAGAACAGTTAGTGACTCAACTGCTATGGCTGATGGAGTACATTTTGTTTTTAAACCAATGTTACATTTGAGCGGAGATTCAGGATTAACAGGCACAAGTGCATTTGATTCTTCTAAAAATAGTAGGATAAGAACAACAGATACAGATGTTGCTGCTTATCAAGAAGAAAATATTGCATCTCCTCCTGCGGCATCTGATGAATTTGTTGAATTTATTATTACTTTAGAAGATAGGGGTGAAAGTCTTGGTACAATTAGTAATTTAACTGGTTCAGGAACAACAGCGACAGTGGATTGCGCCACGAATCATAATTTATTAGCAGGGGATTGGATAACAGTTAGTGGGGTTTCTGATTACTTATATAATGGTACTTTTCAAGTAGCAAGCATTACAGATGCAGACACCTTTACATACACTTTACCTCAAACTAGAGTAACTGCTGCCCCTAGTGAAAGTGGCGTTATAATAACTAAAGAAAAAGGCCATATTGTAAATTCAACTACCGCTAATCATAATAGAGTTTGTGATAACTCTTGGTTAAAGTTTGCACCTAATTTAACAGGTTGTTATTTAGTTTCCAATAATGGTTATGAATATGGTACAACGGATTTAGTTAGTGCTAATACTAGTAAACATGGTGGTGGGTGGAGTCCCGGTACAGTAGCGGATACAGGAGAAGCGGTAGAGGCAAGTATTGAAGGTTCAACTCCAAAACATATAATGTATGTTATTTCACATGAAGTTATACAAGAAGGAACTTCCCAACAACATAGAATTGTATGTGATAATTTCAGTGGTACTCCCGGTGATTTAAGTTATTTCTACCGAGTTATGCAACCTGCTGATGTTTGTTTTTGGGAAAATAGCCCTGAAACTATTAGTTTATACAAAATGAGTAGTAAATATACTAAACAAGGTTTTAGTAATGAAATGTATGGTGATTCACCTCATATTGAATATTGGCAAGATGGTACAGTTAAGGGCGACCCTTCAAAATATGGTTATAATGAAGCAGTTCAATCAATGTATGTTGTTGTAAATATGGATACTAATGATTGTCCTTCTCCACAATTTTTAGTAGAAAGAGATTATTCTCAAATATTTGGCCCATCAAAAACTTCTACTACTTACAGATTCCAAGATGGTGAAAGTTATAATATGTTATTGACAGATGGTAATTCTAAAATTAAAAGAAATGTGGGTGTTACTGCAACTGCCATTTCTAGCGGATATAAATGTAATTTATCTTTTGGTGATAGGTTTCCTAATAAAATGGCAGGTATTGTTTCGTTT